TGGTAAGCTTCATCTCGATCCTTACGAACCCACCAACGCATTAGTGATGGTGGGTATTTTATTGGACACGGGAGAGTATCGTGTATTCACATTTAACCACTCTGAGAAACAATCTGACAGCACTGACCAACTACATAACATACTTTCGGACTGCACTGTTCTCATCGGACACAATCTTGTACACGATCTCACATGGCTATGGGAGACGGGCTTCCAATACGACGGTCCAATCTGGGACACGATGGTCGCTGAGTACATTCTTCAGGAAGGTCAGAAGAATCCGCTCTCGTTAGACGCTTGCTCTGAGCGTTATGATCTTACTGTCAAGAAGCAAGACACACTTCATAACTATCTCAAGCAGGGCTACAGTGTGGCTGACATACCACACGCAGAACTGTCAGAGTATCTGATCGCAGATCTCAAAGCCACGCAAGAGTTAGCCCTGAAGCAACGCACTCGTCTGTTGTCGGCTGAGTACAGCAGGCTCATGCCTACGGTTGAGCTTACCAATCAAGTAACTAAGACACTGGCTCGTATGAACCGTGCTGGTATAAAGGTAGATCGAGATGCACTTGAGCAAGTACGTGATGAGTTTGTGCGTGAGCGTAACGATTTGGTTACAGAGTTGGATCATATTGCTCGTGATCTGATGGGTGACTACCCACTCAATCTCAACAGTCCAGAGCAACTGTCGTGGTTGATCTACTCTCGTAAACCTAAAGACAAAAAAGATTGGGCAGATAACTTCCATGATCGTATGGCTGACGGTGACTTTAGATCTACTGTAAACAGCCTGTCCACTATCATGTACAAGCAGAAGGCGAAGCAATGTAAAGATTGTTTCGGGTCTGGTAAGGTACGCAAGACTAAAAAGAATGGAGAACCATTTGCTAGACCTACTAGATGTAGTATGTGCAATGGTGAAGGCTATCTTTATGAGTCAACAGATGAGATTGCTGGCCTGAAGTTTCGTCCACCAAATCCTAAATGGGTTAGTGCCAATGGCTTCAGCACCAATAAGCAAGACCTTACGTTGCTTGCAGCTACGGCTACACGCACTAATAATACAGTCGCACAGAACTTTCTTAGTAAGGTGACACGCCTGAGTGCAGTGGAGACATACCTATCTTCATTCGTTGACGGTATAGATACCTTCACTAAGTCTGACGGTATGCTGCACGTACAACTTACGCAGACGATTACTTCTACAGGTAGATTCTCTGGTCGTAATCCTAACATGCAGAACATGCCGAGAGGCGGTACGTTTCCGGTTAAGAAATGTTTCGTGTCTCGTTGGAAGGGCGGCAGCATACTCGAAGCTGACTTTGCACAGCTAGAGTTTCGTGTAGCTGCATTCTTATCACAAGATAAACTAGCCATAGAGGAAGTAAGTAATGGTTTTGACGTACACTCCTATACTGCACAGGTTATCAGTGATGCAGGGCAGCCTACGTCGCGCCAACAGGCGAAGGCACACACATTCGCACCACTCTACGGAGCAACAGGGTTCGGACGTTCTCTTTCAGAGGCGAGATATTATGAACACTTCGGCGAGAAGTACAGAGGAATCGCAAGATGGCACAAAGAACTTGCAAGAGAAGCACTCAACGACGGACGAATAAGAACACCGTCTGGTAGATCCTTTGCTTTTCCTGATGTGATACGACGTGCCAACGGTACTCCTACGTACTTCACACAGATTAAGAACTATCCAGTACAATCGTTTGCTACGGCAGACATTGTTCCGCTTGCGTTGCTGTACATAGAGAAGCAGCTTGAGCGGAAAGACACATGCATTGTGAATACTGTGCATGATTCAATCGTATTAGACGTGCATCCAGCGGAGATAAACTTTGCATTAAATGTAATTCAAGACACAAACAAAAACCTAAAGTCTCTCATTGATATTCAATGGGGGATAGACTTCAACGTGCCTTTATTATTAGAGGCAAAAATCGGGCCTAACTGGCTTGACACTAAAGATGTTACCTGATATAACTTCGGCTCTTGAAAGGAGATCACTATGAATGAGATCGCAACATTAAACAACGGAAACTTTGCTGAACTTGCTAGACTTGCAGGTATGGGTACACCCACTGGAGAGAAGAAAGTATCTTCACTCATGCGGCTTGCCCTACAACACAAGCCTATCTCTGCGAAGCAAGAAGTGAAAGGTAAGAAAGTAAATGTAGAAGTAGTCGAAGGTGGCAGCTTCCGTATTGAAGAGCCTGTCGCTGACGGCAAGAAAATCTATTCCAGTAACGTGTCCCTTCGTCCCTTCATGCAGCGTGTGTATTACAAACGCTTTGTTATGGGTGACGGTGATTCACCTAACAGGTTTATTAAAACTGTGATGGCGAATGACCTGAAGTCTGAACTAAAAGATACTGAAGGTGGCTTCAACTGCGGTAAGCCAAGTCAATTCTTTGAAGACTGGAATCAGGTTCCTGATAAAATTAAAGCAATCATACGTTCAACTAAACGTACTCGTGCTATATTCGGTACGATTAATGTTAAGGACGCATTGGATGCTGAAGGTAATCCAGTTGACACACCAGATCCGATACCAGCTATCTGGGAAGTTGACAACAAAGATGCATACACTACTGTGAACGCACCTTTCACTAAGCTATACAAGATGCAACAGCTTCCAATGAGCTACAACATTAAGCTCTCTACGGAAGAGAGGTCATTACCTAATGGTGATAGCTTCTATTTACCGCGAGTTGCTCTTGATCTTAGCACCAAGCTTGACCTACAAGACAGTGACGAAGAAACATTCTCTAACTTTCTTGAATGGGTGAAGGACCACAACTCCTATGTCTTGAGTAGATGGGATCAGAGTAACGTCGAAGACGTTGACCCTGACGTTAAGGAGTTAGTGGACGAGTTCATCGACGTAGCTTCAGAGGAGGCTGCGTAATGAACCATCCCGCTGAACTGACGTTGCACAAATTGCTCTCAGAGTTGCGCGATGGCACAGCTTCAATGACTGATTCCTCCATTGAACAGATTGTGTCTGACGTGCGAGATGCATTGCAGCGTCAGTTTGGTGGGAGGGGACAGCACGAATTTAGATTGCGTATGTCTAACGTCGGGCGTCCCTACTGCCAGCTTTGGTATCAGAAGAATAAACCGGAGAAAGGTCGGTCCTTACCAACTACCTTTATTATGAACATGATGTTGGGCGACATTGTTGAAGCAGTGTTTAAGGGTCTTCTTACCGAAGCTGGTGTTTCGTATGACAACAGTGAGCAAGCAACGCTTGAATTAAAAGATGGCACAAAGATTAATGGGACTACAGATCTCAGTATCGACGGTGCTGTTGATGACATCAAGTCTGCGTCACCGTGGTCATACACATATAAATTTGTAGACTATGACACACTAAAGAAAGGTGACGCCTTTGGATATGTAGGTCAGCTAGCAGGCTATGCTAAAGCCTTAAACAAACGTGCAGGTGGATGGTGGGTTGTCAATAAAGCTAACGGACAATTCAAATATGTTCCTGCACAGGGTCTTGAAATTGATGAAGAAGTTACTAAATTAGAAGATACGGCACAGCGCATGGACGCCAACGAGTTTGAGCGTTGCTATGAGCCAGTACCTGAGTTCTTCAGGGGCAAGCCTACAGGTAACAAAGTACTTGGCAGTGTCTGTAAATTCTGTGACTTTAAAGAAGATTGTTGGGAGACGTTAGTAACTCGCCCATCAATACCTTCATCTGCTAAAGAGCCACCAGAGGTGGACTACGTATACATAGAGGATAAATACAATGACTAACTTATATGATGAACTATCGCTAGAAGAACTAGCAGAACGTATTCAGAACATGCAGGAGGAACTAACTGCTGCACGTAAGGAATACAATGAGAAACGCACAGCTAATCTACGTAGCCTTATGGAAACACGTAGAGAAACTGAACGTGCTATTCGTGAAGAGATGATGAATCTCGGATACAAAACTTTCAAGACAGCAGGAAACATCTGGTCTTTCTAATGGACGCAAAGCGGTTTCGGGCTGCGCGAAAGAAGGGGTATAGGTCAGGGCTAGAGCTAAAGATAGCTCAATCATTAGATCAAACGGGCGTCAAGTATACATACGAGAAGCTCAAGATTGAGTGGGAAGATCTAGCATACAGAACCTATACCCCTGATTTTGTTTTGGCTAACAATATTATTATCGAGACTAAAGGGTTGTTTACTTCAGCCGACAGGCGTAAGCATGTTGAGATTAAGAAACAACATCCTGAACTTGATATAAGATTTATATTCGAGAATAGCAGACGTAAGCTTTACAAAGGCGCTAAGAATACTTACGCTAAGTGGTGCATACAAAAGGGCTTTCTATACTATGACCGGATCATACCGGAAGATTGGTTGACGGAAGAGCCTAATCCTGCTATAGCAAAGTTCGTAACCTTCAAAGGGGTAAAACGAAAATGAATAGCTTTTTGGAGGAGTTCACTACAGATAGCTTCTATATAAAGTTACAACCTATACGTAACAACTCTGGTAAGTGGGAAGGCGAGATAGATATATCAGCTATTATACATGACGACAATGGTCTAGAAACTGAAGAGCTTGGCGACATGCTACAGGTAGTTAATATGATATGCGCCAGCATAAAGCTTTATGAAGAAGACGATGAAATACGTGAGAAAGCTAGTGCCATAGTTGAGACATCCATGAATAACCCCGACTCTGAATATATGTTTGGAAGTGAACAACCAAAAGATAACAAGCCAACCATAACTACGGAAGGCAACGTCGTGACGTTGAACTTTAAGAATGATTGATGACGTAAACAAGCCAGAACATTACAACAAGACAGGCAGGGAGACTATTGAAATTATATTTGACTCTATGCTTGGTGATGAGTTTGAAGGTTATTTAAAAGGTAATGTGTTAAAGTATGTTACACGCTACAGATTTAAACACGAAGAAGATCCATTGAAGGATCTGCTAAAAGCTAGATGGTACTTGAATAAACTAATAGAGGTTGTTGAAAACAGAACATGAAGATACGTATGATGATTACCATAGAGGTGGATACAGAAGAGTATCCAATGCCGTGTGACGACAATGTTGCAGCGGAGTTAGAGTCTACCTTTACGGAGATCATCTACGACATAAATGGCCTAAACATACTTGGCTTCAAGACTACACAGACGGGGAACTAATATGGGAAACATGCTACCTACAGACTATCAAAACTTTATTGCACTTAGCCGTTATGCTAGATGGAAAGAAGATGAACAACGACGTGAGAGTTGGGATGAAACTGTCAGCCGTTACTTTGATTACATAGGTAGCTACGT